TTACAGATTTCTCTTACTGTATGACTGGTACAAATGCCAGCCATTAGTTTACCACCTAGGTAATTAAAACCAAATGGCTGAGATGGTACAATTACGAATCCCATCATAGCAGAGGCATTGAATCGCTTGGATGTTTCTGTGGTTTGCGAGAACACTTGTCCAAGCATCTCATTGCGTGGTCGCATATAGATTACAGGTGAACCTAACCGAATGAAACCTAGAATCTTTCCTGAGTTCTTTTCTCTGACTGCCAATTGTACATTTCTGCCAACTGGTGCTTTATTGATATGTGATGATGTAATGGAAAGTAATGTTTCCCATGTTTGACCTGGTATTTCTACCACTTCAATATCCATATCATTGGGGTGCATTGAAAAATCTGAAAACAAATCATCTTCAGGTGGAAATATTGATGTTGGTATTTGATCGAGAGATTTTATTTTTTCCTCTCGCATGTATTGTTCTATGTCATTATAATTATTAAAATAATCATGAAAGACCTTAGCACAATACAAACCATTTTCTCTGGAGATTATCATACTTTAAAACCACTAAATGATTTCTTTTGTTTTTCTTCTCTTGTACCAAATGTGTTCAAAGGCTTATCGTGGCCAGCATCTGCGATACCCATTTGTGCGGCCTGTTCAACATCATATAGTTTCATTTTGGATCTATCAACACCAAGAGTAAATCGTTTGTGGAATGTTGGATCATTATATCTATTCTTTAATTGTTTGACCATGATTTGGCCAAGTTCTTCTAGTTCTTCAGAAGAAATCAAAGCAAACATTAAATCTGCGGTGGCGGGAAGTCCGAACGATTCACTCGTATCCTCAAGACCCGGATCACTGGAAGTAAATCCTGAGCGGGTAGTTTGTGTAGCAGATACAATAGGAACATTATACTCAACAGCAAGGCCACGTAATTCTTCTGCAATTGCTTTAACGTAGGTGTAGGAATTAATATTCGCACCAGCCTTAATGCGAGCAGAACAACAAATATTGAGATAGTCAACGAATATAATGTCAGGTACAAAAGACCTCTTGAGATTGAGTTCATTTAATAGTGTCCTAAAATGAATAGTTGATGCCGAAGCAGTTGGATATTCTTTGATAATTAATTTGCCTGTGGTCTTTTCACGGACACGATTAACTTTTTTATCATACATATCTTTTGGTAACTCAATCAAATCATCAATGGTAACATTCAATAGATTGGCATCAATTCGTTCTGCAATCTTTTCTTCACTCATTTCCAAAGTGATGTAAAGAACATTTTTACCCTGAACCATGCACGAAGCAGCCACATGACACATAAAAAGAGATTTACCAACACCAGTCCCCGCCAAAGCAATGTTAAGCGTCTTAGCTGGTAAACCACCTTTTGTGATCTTGTTAAAGTAGTCGAGGTCGAATGGGATTCGTTCCTCTTTTCTATGATAGAATTCATATCGAGCATCTGAGTCCTGTAAGTAGTCATGGCCAACGGAGTTATCAAAGCTTACTGCTAAAGCGTCCGATAATATCTTGGGAATCTGACCTTTGTCGTGATTTTTATCTTTGCCATCGAGAATTGAAATAGACCCCAATACTGCGTTGTATATGGCCTTCTCTTGGCAGAACTTTTCGGTCTTGTCAACAAGCCATTGAACTTCGGTTTCTGCCGATTTATTCTTTTCAATTTCTGATAGATACTCCTCACATCTCTGAACTTCATCAGATGAAAGATTCCTCTTTTCTTTGATGGCAATACTAAGTGCTTCAATCGTTGCCGTGTTATTGTAAGTTTCCGTGAATGATGTAATTTCATTAAATAATGTTCTTTCTACACTATCACTAAAATATTCTAGCTTTAAAAATGGTAAAACTTTTCGTAAATACTCCTCATTATAAACGAGGTTCTTCAGTATCGCTTGTTCCAGCTTCATCAATTATTTCCTGTTCAATATTACTGCCCATAATTTCCACAAGTAAGTCGCCAATATAATTTTTAAACTTCTCGTCTTTTTCCAATTTTCGTGGTTTATCTACTGTAGATTCTAACACATCATAAGCAAAAAGTAAATACACTTGATCATTTTCTTCTTTAAACTTTACCTTACCATATTTAAATACGGTGTCTTTATAGAATCCTTCCAAAAATTTAATGTGTACCGCAGTGCCATCATTTTTTGGATAAATGAAACAATAATCAATACCCTCAGTCATCTTTCACCTCAAATCTCTTTTCTTGTATGGTTTTTTCTTTCCATATTTTTCTAGGATTACCACACATTGTACATTCAGGATTGCCACAGTCCATTGCATGGTGTTTGGCAAATTTGTGTGGTTCATCTACCGGCACGCCATGCGATTTAGCAATCTTAGTTTGTTTTTTAATTTGATTTTGAGTTTTTTGAATACGCTTAGAATGTTTTAATTTAGCATCTTCATTACTCATTTTCGGTTCCATTCATGGTAACAACTTCATCAAATAAATTATCAATACCGCCTTGCATAATTTCACCAGCTGCAATTTGATATTTTTCTTTTACATAAGTTTGAAACTTTTTACTTTTTAAAACTGGCATCCAAAAATCGGATGTGTCGGTTTCTTTGATACGGTATTTTTTATCCTGAATAACACCATCATCATCTACTTTCGAGTACCATCCATTAGAAGGCTTAATAACAAATCCACCATCGAGTGCAATATCAAGTAGCCCACTCCAACGGCTAACGCCACCGTCAAAAGATACAGAAACGGGAATTTTTGATTTTTCTTTGACATATCGTGACTTCTCTACATTGATAATGAAATTATAACCAACAACTTCTGTGCCTTCTTTTTCTTGTTGACGACCAATAATAAAAATGTTATCAGCTGAATAATATGAACCTGTTCCACCACCAACAATATCTTTAGGAAACATACCAATTTCTTTATATGTGTGATTCACCACAATCATTGGGACATCTTTCATTGTGAGATGTGGTGTTACCATGCGAAATAAACTTTTAACTTGTTTGGCACGGGACATATCAGCAACCGATTTGCCTTCTAGAGCATCTTCAACTTCTTTCTTTGAAGCTAAATTACCAATCGAATCAATAACAATAATTAACCTATCACTCCTTTCGAGATTGGTTAACTGTTGCATGATATCAAACTTTAATTGTTCAATATCAGTAAGAGGTGTATGTAAAACTCTGTTGGTATCAATACCAAAGCTGTCAAAATAAGACTGAGGAGTACCAAACTCAGAATCGTAAAATAATAACGCTGCATCTTCATATTTGTCCAAATAACTTTTTGCCATTAATAAACTAAAGGCAGTTTTAAAATGTTTAGATGGGCCAGCCCACATTGTAAGACCTGGTGTTAGGCCTCCATCTAAACGACCAGAAAGTGCCACATTAATAATTGGCACCGATGTGGGTATCATATCTTTCTGTGTAAAGAATTTTGATTTAGAAAGAATTGCTGATTCTTTAATACTACTGTTTTTTTTAATCTTGTCAAGTATGCTCATAATTTTCCTTTTTAAAAATCACCACCATCTAATTTTGTTGTCGTGTTCGCTTTTTCTCTGAAAGCAAATTCATCTTCATAATCATACTTAGGTTCTAATTTCTTTGGTTGTTCTGCTGTCGGTGTAACATTGTGGTGTTCTTCATAAACTCCGGGTACAACATGAACTGTTAACGGAGGAATTGTTTCACCGGTCACTTCATCTATTATAATTGGTTGTTCTTCTATTTTAGTGATGTTTTCTTTTGGTATTTCAATTTTATCATTTGCAACTTCTACATTTTGTGTTGGTATATCCGGTACTATTTTAATAATTTCATTTTCTTTATTGACAACCACTTTATTTCTTTGTTGTAATGACATATTTGCTGCTATCAATAATAACACAGCTAAAGGGTCAAATACAACCATTATCAGCAATATTACCAAACGAACTGCTTTATCAATACCATTGGCATCTTCGGTGCCATATACCATGTCACCAATATACTTAATGGGACCAACTTCGGCAATTAATTTATTTTCTTCTTTAAGAAGTGGTAATTTTCTTTTGTTGATATCTGCCAGTTCTTTTTGTGTTTGTTGAATTTGCCTATCAACATTGGCTGAAGCTGTTTCTGGATTACCAGCACGCTTCAGTAAATAATCTAAACGCTCTTTAGCAATTTTCTCTTGTTGATTGAGTGTCCGAATTTCAACAGAATTCACACCGGCTTCCATTGTGGAATCTATGTGAGCTTTAGACAAAAATCCAAAAATACCCATGCTTGTGATTATCATTAATATGACAACAGAGGATGTCAAATAAGATTTTAATAAAAGTGGGCAGGTTTTCCAATTACGATATAACCATGATGCAGTAACTAATTTACTCATTTCAAGAACCGAGCCCATGAAAACGATTGGCCAAAATGCGCCTGTGAAGATTGCAGCTAAACCAATAATAGAATAGTAAGCTGCAATACCTGATAGTAGTAGTGCCGATAATAATGTCAGTATGATTAGTATCATGAGAAGAAATCCTCTATCGAACTTGTTTTTTCTGTTTTCCAACCCATACAATCCAAAATTACTCTGATCGGATCTAAAAATGCTTTGTCGTATTGCATATCATAATCAATATACTCTTGTAATTCAAACTCTTTTGGTAGGCGAGATGGATATGAAATGACAGTATCTTTAAATGGGTTTGGCATTTTTAGGTAAGTAAACTTAACCTTTTCGCCTTCTTGTATGAGTGGATATTTTTTGGTTAGATTCTTTTGTTTTAGATTATGATTATAAAGAATAGCACCTTTAACATGAATTGGTGTTCCTTTTTTATATAAAGTTAAATCATCAGAATAAGTATTTAGACCATTAAGTCCACGAGGAAAAGATATTTCTTCTACGGGTAAAGTTTTAAATTCTTTTCTAAAATCCTCAATGAATTTGTGGATGTCATTCTCTGTGCCACTCACCATTAGTTGAATTGCTTGTTTCATTTTCTCACGAATGGCAGATGGCGTAGATGACTTAATCATTTCAAGACCCATAACTTTCATCTGTGGTTCTTTATATTGAACACCCTCATTATTGTATATGTTAAGGATGTATCGTTTTTTGGCTGTCCAGATACCTTTGTTGGATAGGCCTTCTCGTTTCATTTCCATTTTTTGCTGATACGCATGAACATATTCAGCCAGTTCTTGATATGACTTATCAATATATGGTTGAATCTTTTCCTCACAGATTTTATCCATGAGTGTTATAACTTTTTGTTTATCCGTGGTATCTTTAACAAATTTATTAACGAGTTCACCCATGCGGAGGTAAATCGAATCGGTATCAGAAGCAATAACATAATCGACATCTTTTGTGTCAAGTATCTTATTCATCCACTCATTAATTTTATTTTCAATCCAACGAATACTCAACTGACCAGCAGTAGTAACACCAAGGGCCATACGTAAATCATAAAAACGGAAATACTGAGAACCCAAAGCACCGTAAGCGGAGTTTAGAGAGACCTTTTTGGCCAACTGAATGTTATTGTATTTGGCAATTCGTTTTTCAATTTCATAGAGTTTGCTTGGGTCTTTTTCATTTTCATATTCCTGTTTTGCAGCCAACATCATCTTTTTAAATTTACTCCTATCTGTATACATTTCTTCCATCATCTTAGGTAAGAACCCCTGAATATCAGTACGGAAGAATTGGCCATTAGGTGTTAATGTTGCATTTTCTAATTTTGTTGTATCGATTCGTTTTTTCAAAAGCCTATCAACAGAAACGCCTTGTTCTAATACACCACGCATTTCATTTGTATAGTTTTCTGGTTCAATCAATGTTTCTGGTGAAATATTATATTGCATCATCAAATGTGGATACAAAGAGTTCAAATCAAACGAAGCAACCCAATCATGTAGACCAACTTGTGGCACTTTAACATAGGCGCCTTCAAACGCTGCATCTTTATCTTTAATCACTCGTGGTGGAACAATGATATCTTTATCACGCAGATAAGAGTATGTCAGAGCGTCCCACATACGAGTTTGTGCAAACACATCTTCAAAGTTTGATTTGGTGTCGTATGCAAGAGTTACTGCCAACTCAAGCAGTTTTAATTTATCTTCAAGTTTGATAATGAGTTCAACGTCTTTAATGTTATACTCAATAAATTTTTGATAGTTCAATCGATACAGAGTGTGAAGATTATCATATTCCTCATAGGCAATCTTACCTTCACCAAGTTCTACTTGTGCAATATTATCCAAACGATAAGACTCTTGTGACTTGCCGCCAGGTGCGTACCATTTGTATAGTTCGATATAATCAAGTGAAGAAACACCAACAAGAGTATAATCAATCAATTGCCGATTGTTTACATATGCTTTGCGTTCTGTGATGTAATTCCATGGTGATAGTTTCTTGGCTTCATCATCACCTAGAATTTTACGAAAACGATTAATGAGATATGGTATATCAAAGAATTTTGTATTCCAGCCAGTAATGATGTCTGGATATTTGTCTTTCCAAAACTCAAGAAATTT